TCGGATTCAATTCGCGTAATAACGCGAAATTGTCGAGGTGAAACCGCCGATGATGTCAGTACCCAAATTGCATTCACAACTGGCAAAATGGTCAATGCGGAATCGAGCGTAAGCACTGTCACCGTGCCCGGTGCAGTCGTAATACCTCGGTGCGCGATCGTCCCGTCCACCACCACTATGTCAATCGAATAACTTTTCCCTGATTCGATTACAATTGGTCTATCTACCGTCAAGGTTGTGCTTGTTGCACTTACCAGGCGACCACCGAAATCGAGCCCTGAATACGCAGGGTCGGCAATCTCGACAATATCGCCCGGCATAACATCGGATTGATCCCACGACGCTACCCAAGTAGCTGTCTCGGTTTCATGCCTTTCCGTGTCGAGCAACCAGCGTCCATAACGATTTGCCCGACCGCGGCTAGTACAGCCAAATGCAACGAACGATAATAAACGATAACCGAAACGTGCAATCGATGCGGCGTCCTCCACCAATTCGATTTCCGGCTGATAAAGATTTGCCGGGTTATACCAAGTGACTTGTACAGCGGAATGGCGGGCTTTAAGCGCCGATCCCTGATAGTTGATTGTCCCGTCTATGACGTTTGCGGGAGTAATCAGTTTGCCCGGATTGCCCGGCATGTCAGCGACGGCTGCAACGCCGTTCGGTCCCCAATAGACCATTCCGCGGAACACGGCCGCAATCATTATTAGGACTTTCAATGCATCGTCAGCGGTGGCGATTACACCGTTGAGCGTGTAACGTGGCTCAAACCCTCCGAGTCCGTCAGGTACCAGCGCATCACAGTATTGCGAAATTGTATACAGTCCGAACTTGTCCACCGATCCGGTCGGCACGAATTGCCCAAGCCCATAACGATCATTTGTGATTACATCGTAAAATATCCAAGCCGGATTATCAGTCCATGCGGTCTTGAATGTGCCATCCCACGCGCCGCTTGTGGTCCCGGTCCCGGTCGTCGCATATGTACGCGCGATCGGATCATAATTTGCAGGAACAGAAACCTTAATTCCTTTTACCAAAAATGTTCGCACAGGAACTTTCCCGCCGAACGATTTGGCATCAACAGCAGTCGCGATGATCGCGGAATCGATATATTTTAATTGCCAATCCTCGATTATCGTATAACTGGCCCAGAATAATTGATTTTGCAAAAGCGCACTTGTTGAATCCGCAGTTATTCGAGTAACGCGAATATTCCAAGGTGACGAACCAGGTAAAGCGAATTTATAGGCACGCTGATAAGGTGACGTCGTTTTGCCATCTATTGTATCGTTTACAACCGTGGTAAAAGCACCACCATTCGGTTGCACCTCTATTTTCAAAGCAACAGATGTTGGATTAATATCGCCGGATTGTTGGTCGCTAGCCGACAACGCGGGCACTTGAACGGTGATACGTAGCGACGTTGCAGTTGTGCTTGTAACAGTGCGAGTTAATGGACCGGTCAAAATAGTTACTTGCGTAGAAACTGCAACTTCGGTTTCGATATTGGAAAATCCAAGCACAGGCAATTGATCGGGCAAGCCGGGACGACTATCTAACGCAACGTTTTTATAATTGAAAGTACCATTTGCATTTTGTAACGGCGTGTCATCGAAATAGACACTTTGCAAACCGTTAATAAGTCCAACAATTTCGCCCTCCGAAATAAGGTCGACTACTCGCGCAATCGAATTTGATTGCAGAGTGTTCGGCGCTTCGACTGGCGTATGTTGTGAGCCGCTTCCACCTTTACCCATTATGATGAAAACTGCGTTGAAAGTTGCGTGTTTAGTGACGTCGGACTAAATATCGGTGATCCTCCAATTAATTGCTGTGTTTCAAGCCCGGCAGAAATCACCACAGAACCGACGATGAAGGTACCGTAAACAAGTGGCACCGGACCGCCTTGCGTGGCGATATTCAATTGTCCGCCAAAAAGAAACGAGTCGAGGGAATCGGGCGGTTGTTGCGGTGCCTTGGCAAGCAACATCCCCACGCCTGTTAGCGCCAATGCAGCACCGATCGAAAACACAGCCGACGTGACCGCTGTAAAGCCGGCGATGCCCGTAATCGCGGCTGGTAGCACATAGGGCGCGGCGATAGCGATAGCCACAAGAGCGAGCCCGGCAAGTATCTTGCCGAGCCCGCTTGCCGCCCCCGCCACAACTGGCACAATATGCAATTCGGTTGCAGCACCTAACCGCATTTCAATTGCCGGTAAATCTAGTGCGCGGTCACGTTCGATCGGGCCGCGGATGATGCGATATTGACCATCGCGAAAATGTGCACGGAAACCGTTCACTTGACGAATGAGAGCCCGCAATGCCTCTGCGGGTGACACAACGTCCAACATGAATGGACCGCCGAATCGCTCACCAAGAGCGCCGTGTAAAACGATTTTGCGGATCATGGTGTGAACCTCCACCAACTCACTATCAATTTTCCCCATCGTGGAATCGGCTCGCAACAGGACAAGCGGCCTTGCAGGTGATGCAGCATCACCCCCGGCTCTACAATGACCGCGCTGTGATTCGGCACCGGGGAACGTATCTGCAACAGTGCTAAATCGCCGATTGCCCCGGACTCGTCCCGACCGATTTGTCGGAATCCGGCAATCGGCAATCCCTGCGTATAAAGGTCACCGCCGCGATCCCACCAATCTACATCGCGCGGAAAATCACGAATGACAATTTGCCGATTTTGCCAAAACCAACCGCGTATCAGTGACCAACAATCCGTCACACCGGGTAGAAATTGACGGCCACTCAGAGGCGCATCTAACGGTTCGGGCCACCACAACGGCTCGGATGCACTCTTGCCGTCAGTGTAAATTAGCCCCCATGGCAACGCCGTCTCGGCTTGCCGCGCCATATCGGCCGCGCTCGGGGCGTGGAAGTGGTCCGGGGCGCAATGACTGTGGATAACGGCCTGTACACCACCGTAGTTCAACCATGCGTCCGCCGGCATTTGGAAATCGTCGCACGGGCTATCGGAAATGTTCGGAACCGGAACATACTGCCCAGCCACCACAACACCGCATGCCTCGCGCGGATATTCCGCAATTGCGTGATTGGCAGCAACCGAATTGTATTCGGGCAAAAGGATCATGACCGGGCCACCCCTGGAAAACCACCAAACGGCAGCGGTCCGGTTGGAAACCGCGGCTTGCAACAATTCAGGACTCGCTTGCCTGGCACATCCAAATCACCCGTTGCAACGACGTTTCCATTAGCATCGAAGTTTGTAGCGCCGACATAAGGACAAGAGGCGTGCGTATAATCGAAGGCCGCACCAGTCCACACCCGATATCGAAACGGACAACCTGCTTGCAACACGGGACGTCCCGGAATCAATCGCCCCTCTTGGTCGATTGATGGTGCAAGTTCCCATTCAATGAAAATCTTATTCTGTGCGGTCTTTTGATTGATCCGATAGACGTCCTCGGAAAGTTTGACAGTAGGATCCGCATCGGTCTGTCCGTCAAGATATCGACGGAATGTGCGGTGCCGTGTCAGCGTCGCACCGAGCAAATCACCAAGCGAAATTGCGAGCGCGGAAAATGCAAGGTTTACGTTGGCAACTTTTATTTTCGGAGTTGGTTGCGTTCCGCTTCCGGTCACTTGCCATCCAGTGGTTTCAACCGGGACCGGGGAATACGTATTACCATTCCACAATATCGGCGTCGCAGTATATGCCATCGGAGTAAATCGATAAATGGTTCCACCGATCACCGTTGCGTCAAGGTCGTATAGCTCTATGATTTCATCAAGCGATGGCAGTTGCGTAAGTTGCTTGATCGGAGTCGTTGCCATGGCTAATTATCAAACTCTTGTTGCAAGGTGGCGACAAGACTACGCATTGTGGCATCAACGTAACCGGCCTGTAGCGTTGCACATGTCCATTTGAACTGAGTCGATTCGAACGGCAACGTATAAGTAAATGTCGATGCGCCACCGAGTCCGGTAAAAAACGAAACAATCGTTTCCAAATCCGCCTCAACTAACGCTGGCCATGTCAACGTTACGACTCGTCCGGTAAAATTGAGCCCGTCCGGTGTCCGTTGACTGTAACCATCACCAAATTCAGCGCGCCGCACCTTCATGTTGATTGCAGTTGATGTGCCTTCGGACGAAGGCGCAACAGGTGGAATGAATGTATCGGCGGCCATTACGAAAGAATCCCTCCCGGCCGTTTTTGATCACGAATTACGTCAAGTGCAACACTGCGCACGCTTGCCGCAATCGATGTTGCCAGTTTCGCGGCCTGTGCATCGTCACCGGTGCCGCCCGTATGCTGTACAGTAATATTCGGCGCGATGGTGATATTTCCGCCGCGATTTGCCGGCGCCAATGCCGCCATCTGTTTCGGCGTAAAGACGCCTTCACCTTTTTGCAAAATTGCAGGCACTTCACCCGAGACGATACCGCCCATATGATATCGTGGCGCATAATCGAAATATGCCGGATGAATATAGCGGCTTCCCTGCAGTTCCCCGACCATGCCGCCCATATGTCCGACCGGAACCGGGCCGGTAGGTCCGACGCCTGGCGCTGATCCACCCGCAAACAGACTAAATGGATTGAAACTACCGAATGCAGCCGCAACCAATTTTTTCGCCGCTATATCGATTAGTTTATCCTCGATTGCATTAAGCGCGACCATGGCGGCACTGCGCAGCGCTGTCCATCCGCTCGCGCCTTGCTGTATCTGCGTTCGGAAATCTTTCATCGCACTGCCGAGCACGCTTTGAGCATCGCGCATACGTTCAAGCGTTGTAGTTGCATCCCCGAGAGCAACAGATTCGCGTCGTAGCTGCGCAATATTTTCAGCGCTTAATGGCACACCAAGCCGCTTTGCTTCATTAATCTTTGTTTGAACAGCCACGTATGCAGCCGCCGCGCCTGTATCCAATCCGAAAGCGGAAATTTCAGTATGAAGCGAATCCGTGCTCGCATGGATTTGGTCAATTCCCAATGCGCGTTCGTGTGCGAGTCGTACCAAATTATCTCGTTGCTTGGCGGTTATATCCACGCCCGCCAAATGCGCGGCATTCAATTGCAAAACAATCAATCGCTCCTGTTGCTCAACAGTTGCCGTCTGTCCAAGCAACCCAATACGTTGCTGTTCGATCGCAATTTCGCGCTGCGCATCAGCGGTGGTTTTTGTTGGTGCTGTGTTTTCAACCTGAATTTTCGACTGCATTGCGGCATGTAATGCACTATTCTTGTATGAATCCACCGCACTAAATGCTTCGTTGAACTTTCCTCCACCTGTTGCGTTTATCCCAATTGCCGAGCGCGCATTGTTTGTAATTCGACGGCTAATATCTCCGAATGCAGAACTGTTGAGCCTGCTTAACGCGTCATAAACTTCAACAAACGCCTTTTTACCCGCCGTCGAAAAATTCTCCCAAGCCGTGTTCCATGCTTTATCGAATTCCCGAGACGCCGCAATTAATCTTTCGTCTGCAACATCACCAAATTTTACAGCTTGCGCAGTTGCTTCGCGTAATTTGTCCGCGCCTTGTCCCAAAAATTGAACCCATTCACGCGTTGCAGGTAGTCCTAATTCCTGCAAAATACGGTACTTATCTTGCTCAGATCGTGTATTGTGAATCAGGTCAGCGACTTTTGACATGTTTTGCGCGGTAGTTCCGATCGCAGTATTGTTTGCATGGAACAATTCCGCAAGCGCACCAATGTTGTGATTTGCCTCAACGCTTAGTTCATTGAAATGCGTTACACCTTTTAAGAATTCCGGCGAACCGATTCCTTCTGTTGCCGCAGCGCTGGCGAGCGCGTGCAATGCTTGAACTGTGACCGTCGACCGTTCGGCCAATTCACCGAATCCCTTTTCGGTTGCCGCGATCTTGGATAGTACGAATACCGAGCCGGCACCAATCGCAGCAAGCCCGGCAACTACTGCCGTTGTCGGTGATATAAATCGGCTTAACATTGCGCCGACTTCGCTGAAAGCACCTTTGAGACCACCGGGACCACTTGCCGCATAACTTAGGTGCGACATTTGTTGTGCGAGAATCTGAGTCGGTGGCATGCCCATCGCAATGCCTTCCGCCATCGACCGAACAGCATGCGCCGCAGACATTGCCTGCGTTGAAAAGGCCGCATGAGCGCTTGCCGCCCGATCAGTGTGCCCTTTCATCGCAGCGAGGGCAGCATTTGCCGGCGTAGTGGCCTTTTCCATGGCGGCAACGGCCGGCGTGGTAGCCTTTGCAGCACCCGCAAGCCCGGTTAGAGCCGTGGTCGCGGTTGTGACTTGTCGCGAATCGACTTGGAGTCCAAGGGTTGCGATATTATCGACCATAGTGCACACTATCCATGAGATTGTGTACTGTCAACGCCCCTTGCCGGGTCGGATAAGATGGAGTAGAATGATAGGTTGATGACAAAAGAGGTGTAATTATGAAGTGGATTCTATTCATCTTTTTAGGGTTCATTGCTCTTTTCGCGGCAGTAGTGAGCCACGGGAATGAACTTGAAAGAGAAGATGAAAACATTTGTCGACATCGAATCGCACCATTAATGCGTAATGACTATTCCGCATTAATGGATACATGCATGGACATGCGTCGCCAATTACGAAAATGGGGCGAATATCGCGGACGCGGTGCTCTCTGATATTAATCCCTACTTCGCCGCTTCGCGAACCCGTGCGAATAGCAATTGCCCAGCCGTTTCAACACTGATTTCGGTCTTTTCCGGGTCGACGGCTGATTCCTCCGCACCGAAGGTCTTACGAAGCATTTCGACTCGCCCTTCATAAGCGAGCAAAATCGACGGAATGGACGTATCGAGCGTCGCCGCCTCGGTCCATCCTAACCAGCCCATTCCGATCTTAAGCAGCCAATCGAAATATTCCGATTGGCTTAACGTTCCCCCGCGGTGGCGCCGGCCGTCGTCCCCTCTGTACCATCAAGCGAAGGCGGCCGTCCGCCATTTGAAAGCAGTCCAAGGAAATCAGTCAGAGGTCGTACAAGATCAGGCATGCCGACATTGTATACGTCAACTTCAACCTCTTTCCCGCTCTTGCCAAGCCCGGCAGCGACGATCGCAATGTAAGCGCCGAAATCGTATTCCGTGATTCGCTTGTATGCGGCGCCATAGGATCCGAACACAAGATTGATTTCTTTTGCCGCGCGCAACGAACAGCGCAGCACACCAAGCGTGGTCACAACTTCCGACATTCATGCACCTAGAAAAAGCCCCGGACGCTATACACGTCCGGGGAAGTTTAGAGGAGGAACACACTACATTCGCAGACTGTCACGCGAGTCGCGTACTGTCAACAGTCATTAAGGCAAATGCACGCTTTCGATGCTTGAACCGGACTTGAGCGCCAACATGAGCGTTGCATCAAGCGGCGAGTCGACCGTGCCGAGCCCAAGTGTGTAGCTTGTCACCTTGGCTTTGAAGATCACGTTTGAAGCCACTGGAATACTTGACCGCGTGTGCACACCAGATTGCGTACCGGACGTAGTGATTGCCGAGCCGCCGGCCGTGAGGGCAAGTTGGTAACTATTCGCCGTGAAGCCTGTCGCGATGATGAAGTACGGCGTTGCCGCCGTAAGACCGATCGGCAACGCGCCCGTGGTGGCAAACGATACCTGCGTGCCTATGGAAAGTCCGTGAGCCGTATCAGTTACCACACCCGGTGCTGCAATGGTGATGGTAACGGGAGCGGTCGTAACGGGTGCCGCGTCGTTAATGCCGATCTTGAAATTGAAATCGGAATCAATATCGCGGGCCAGGATCGCGGCGGCTTGTCCAGGGTCGGCGGGATCACGCAACAGCTTTACCGCAAGGTCACCTTCCTCGAAACTTCCTTTGATTTTGAGCGTTCCGCGCGTGGAAAGTGGAGTCACTTTGATAATATTGTAATTCCGGCCGAACTCCGGAATATCCGTCACGTTCGCGATCGTCGTATAGGTATCGGTCGCGCCACTTGCAGCCGTAGTACCGATTGAAAGCGTGGCACCCGCTGCAGTAAAAATGTTTGCCATTGCAGACTCCTATTGCTGCGTCACAAAGTATGGGATGCTTACCGGGAACCTTATCCACGGCGCATCTTTAACCGCGGGGGCTATTGTTGGGACTCCGTTCAATTGCAGTTTCACATTCGGGCCGGCCTGCAACAGCAACACGGTTCCGAATTGAAATCGGGTTGCGACTAACGAAGCGAGTCGTAACCCGGCTGCCTCTCCGTTACCATCAGGAACCACAGCATCGATTTGAAAGACGCCGACAAACATTGTTCCACTGAATCGATTCAAGCCTGGTGCATTCGGTGCCGCGCGCAACACCGGACAAATTTGCAAAAAGGATACACCTGGAGTCGGTGTGAACGGAACGAACGCGTAAGCAATCGGCGTTGCCGGCGATGTAAGCGCTGGTGTGGTCAATTGTGCTGACATTGCCGCTTGAATCAGGACATTGATTGGATCAGCCACCGCGGTTTACCTCGTTTGCTGCCATCGTCACAACTTGCGGGTATTCTTGCACAGTCGTTCGAACCATTCCGGCCGGTGCCTGCTTGGAGTAACCATATTCGAGGCGATTTGCATAACTAAGATTGTTCACAAGTGTAATAACGTCGCCTGCTTTTAACCCGAGCGCGGTAGCGGTTACACGCGATATGGTTGCGGATCCTGACGGGTCTGTAAGGTCTAATGTTCCACTCGGAATTGCGCCGATCGCAATTTGCCAATTGCCTTTGAATCGACCTGTGTCCACGGGACTTTTCATGATGACGCGACGGAACAAATCGAGCGCGATTTTCTTAATCACCAAATCAATATTGCCGTTCGCTTTATCTACGAACTTTTGAATATCAAGGGTGAAATTACCGAACGCCACCGCCTCAACTCCGCAATTGCAACACGTACAGCACAGGAATTCCGGCTGGCGCGATAGGTTTTGCGTCGATGATGCGCAATATCTGCCCTGTAACGGTCACAAATAAATCAAATGGTGTCGGCACGATATTCAGAGCTACCAGCGGCCCGGCCGAAACATAACCAAGGCGATCAGTGCGCAAAATGTCAGAATTTTCCGCAAAAGATGCGTACCAACGAGTTAAATTCGTCACTACGCCTATCGACGCATAATCAGTCGTTGCCTGCGAAGGTTCCCACGGTGTCAAACCTGCGGTATTCGTCGCGCGACGAATTAACACAGCTTGCCCAAAATCGGTCAACAATTGATCGGCAACCGCTCGAATAGCTGTGTAATCGAAAGCGGTCATCCCCGCACCAACACGACGTTGCCGGACGACGATCCAGGGTTACCGGTCACAAGACCGCGCAACAGCCCTTCGATGATTGTATAGCGGTCTACAGACGGCGCACCGTCCATGTATACGGTCTCGGTTTCCAACACATCGACCTTGCTTCGCGTGCTCTTGATTTGACCACCGCGCACGAGTCGCGGTTCCAACACCACACCCGTAAGAGCAAGTAGCGCCGCTTCCGCCGCAGCATTTTTGACCTGTTTGGGAACCGTCGTCGTATCGATCGGAAATCCGTTGATGTCATAAAGCGGAATCGTGTAACCGGGGAAAACCGTCAGCGGGCCGCGTGTACCGTCGACGCGCGGCCAGCCTAAAGCCTGCGTTTGCAACGCGGTAATCCCTACATATTTCGTGCGATATGCGTTGTCGAGATACGTTGTACCACGACGCAAAGCATTCTCTTTCGCCGTGGTAGTGCCCGTCCATGTCGCCTCGCCACGGGCTGAAAAATATGCATCAGCTTCCGCCACGGATGTATAACTGTCCGCCGCAGGGTCGCCCGGTGTGGTATTTAGCGACATAATGACGCAGCCTTATGTGATCGTGCGAATATGAACCTTATCGCCGGATGCCACAGCGAGCAAAGCAGATGCGCCCGGACCTAACCCGAATCCCGCGCTCGAATTTGCTATCGCGGCCAAACTGGTTGCGTCCGGTGCCGCCCCGAAAGCCACAGCTATTGCCGCTGTAAAGCTATTCACCACAAGCGCAACCTCACCTGGTTGCGCGGTATTGTTTGTCGTGCCCGGAATGCTTGTCCTGGTATGCACACCCGATTGCGTGCCGCTTGTGTTGATTGCCGCACCGTTGAACGTGAGTGCAAGCTGATATGAGTTGGCGGTAAAACCGGCCGCGATGATGAAATAATTCGTTGCTGGTAAAAGACCGGTCGGCAGCGCTCCCGTGGTGGTAAACGAAACTTGCGTTCCGATCGTCAACCCGTGCGCGGTATCTGTCACCACGCCCGGTGACGCAATGGTTACCGTAATGGCGGCGGATGAAACTGCGGGGACCAAATCTTCACGCGTTCGAACCGCTGCCATTGCTGGCACGTTGATTGAAAGTGCACCCTTCGGAGTGAAAAACGAACACGTTGCGCAAAGTGCCATTTGATTATCCTGCTTTCAACCAAGCTTCGATAAGCTGAATCGCTTGCTCCCGATTGTCGGGAGTGCGAGCGGTGAGCCGTTCCGCCGTTTCGCGAAGCCATTTAGCCGGCTTATCCCGCCAATCGGCCGGAAGTCCGTCCAGTGGTCCAGGTGGAGGCGGCAAGATCGGTGGAGGCGGAAGGGGCAACGGCGCATTCGGATCCGCGCGAACATGCTTCATCGGATCAAAATCTGATTCGTTAATGCGAAGCACGCCGCCCGGCGCGGTATCAGACATTACCGTTACGATTGCGCAGTGCCCGTGAGAATTCACGCTGGTACCTCGGGGGGCGGCAGCAGCGGTGAAAGCATAGCCGGCGGGGGCGTGACAAAGCGCTCATGCTTCGTCGGATTGAAATCCGATTCGTTGATGACGATATAACCGTCCGGCGATTCGTCCGATTTGATGGTGACAGTCGGACAACGAAACTCGTTGGACATTTCAGATTCCCTCTTTGATGGACTCTATAAGCGGTCGGGGCGAACCCCGGCCGCCTTACAGTCCACGTATATCGCGTACTGTCAACCGTTAGCCGAGCAAAACAGCGATATGATTCTGTTTCACTGCCGCCGCGCCCCACGCGATTCGCACATGGTAGGTAAGCTGCAAGAACTGCCGATATACCGCGACGTCGAAGGTAAGCAGCGAAATCGGGTCCGTAACCGAAATCACATCATCAGCCATGTCCATCGCCTTGCCATCAGGCCCGACCGGCATAAGCGGGGCACGGGTAACCAACTGCAACGCGTTCCGATCGCAAGCAATATTCTGCGTTGCCGTGGCACCAACGGTAAGAGCCGTTGCAGCGGTCGGAATGGCGACCATCAAGCCGGGATTATTTAGCGTGATCGAGCCCGGCGCCGCAATGCCGGTATTAACCACGTATTTGTTCGTGTCGCCCGCGAACGTCACGACGTCACCGGCAAGGACGGTGCCGGAACCGGTAATCAGCGGAATGACAGTCGTGCCAACCGCAAAGCCGGCCGCGGTGGTGGTATAGGCTGCACCGGTACCCTTGGTCGGAGTCTGAACTTGTCCAGTCGTATGGACGTTGAATCCTTCCAACATGCCGATCGTGCCTTGACGCAACAGCGCATCCGTCCCGGCTTCATTCACCTTGAACAAGGTGGACTGCTTGCCCCGGACGTTGGCCACGGCCGCCGCGCCGAGAACCAAATGCAGGTCGCTTTGTGGGGCACCGTTATCGTCCAGAATGCGCCGCACGTTCGCCGAATCGGAAAGATCACCTGCGGTACCGAATGGAGCGGTGGCCGGCGTTCCGACCGCACGCGATGCAGCCTGATATGCCGCAACCGCAAGATCGATTTCCATCAGGTTCGTAAGCGTACGGAACGCCTGCGTGAACTGATTTTTGAGAATCCCGCCGTATTCGCCGGCATTCGTCAGCCCGCGCTGTTCTTCGCCATTCCACCGGATCGGAACGTGCTTCGACTTGTTGATGGTCATAGGCACGCTTGCAACTGTTTGGTCGCCGGTATTCGGCGGCGTCACCGCAGGCGTGTTATCGTTGGCACCTTGCGCCGGAACGATCGGAACAAGGATTTGTTGATTGAGCGCCGCTCGTTCGGCGGACGAATTGCGCGCCGCTGCACTGATGAATCCGAGCAATTCCCGAGACACAATATCGAGCGACTCGTAAATCGTCGGGGTAAGGGAGGTAAGGGTATTCGCCATTTACTGAATCCTTTGATGCTGCGGCTCGCGTTATTGCTTGCCTGGATTAATCAAAAAGTGTCCAGCCCTCTTTCATTCGCTTGGACCGCTCCAACGGAGGCAGTTTATCGAATTCTGATCGGGCCATTTTTTTAGCGCCAGCATCCCGCCGCGTACCTTTCGGATCCGTCCCGGATCCACCCGCGCCCGTGCCTTCGAACAGGCTCGGGTATTGAGTCATCGCCTCTTTTACAAGGTCGTCCATCGTCGCAAGACCACCTGTCCCGCTACCGATCATGGATTCCTTACCGGTCGCGTCCATGATGGTGACTTTGCGCTCACCGTCCGTGAGGTCGACTTTCAGGCGCCGTCCGAGTCGTTCGGTCAAAAGGTCCAAGCCTTCCGGTGTCGCCTTTGCCTTCACCAATGCTGAATTAACCTGTGTCTCAACGATCGCGGATCGCGCAATCGAAAGTGCGCCGTCACGTTCGCCGGAAAGCTTCGCTTCCAAGTCGGCGCGCACCTTATCGGCGCGCGTCTTATGCTCTGCAAGGACTTCATCAAACTTGCCGGCTTTCTTGGCGGCTTCTAAAGCTTCCGCTTCCTTGGTCGCAATCCACTCGGCAACTTCCGCAGGGGTTTTGCCGGTCTTTTTAAATTCAGCCAATTCCGCTTTTGCCGCAGTGTTCAAACCACGTTCCGCCGCAAGTGCCTTTTTGAGTCCGGTGACATCTTCAACGCCGTTGACATTCAACTTGAATTTGCCTTCATGCGGCGCGTATTCGCCGCGAAGGGTTTCCGGGATGGAGTCAAGCGAGTCAACGATTAGTTCCAAAGCCATTTTAGAGTCCTTTTGCGGCACCCGGCCGCCTGTTAGCGGTTACATCCCGTAACCCCGGGTCGTTATTTTCGCGCCGCCTTAGCGCGTAATTGTTCGGTCGTCAATGGTCGGCCGTTTTGATCCAACAAATCCCGAAATGTGATTTTACCGGACCGCCACAAATCCGCTTTGCCTTGCCCCAACACGTCATCCTGACGTGCTACAGTTTGTTTTCTTAACCACTGTTCAAACGTAAGCCCAACCGCAACTTGACCGTCCATTGACGCGCGAGTCGTCTCAGGAACTTCATTTTCGTCGATTCCCAAATCGCGCCATGACTTGAGCACCGGTACGCTTGTCGACCGGCAACCCCAATGAAGCGCTCCCGGACCATCTAGCCACGGTGGTCCATCGTCCTGCGGTTCGTGTGTTTTGACGTCGTAGGTGTGCCCGTCGCGGGTTATGCACCAAATGGACGTTCGCGTGTCGAGCGTGGCGGACCACTGCAACGCAGATATCAAATCCGTGTTCTGTTCATATGTGGACTCACGTGCCGCGTTTGCCGCTGTCTGCACCGACGATCGCACCAAGCGTTCGGCGGATGATCGCGCAAGGTCCATGACACCGCGAGCACGCTTTACCAAGGCACCATTGTTCTCACCGATTGCAACGCCGCGGCGCATTTCGTCGGCAAACTTATCCGACAATCCTGCGGCTTGCCGCCCCCACCACTCTTTAGTCGGTGCGCCTTGAATAAGAACGTCAGAGATCAATGTGGTCAACAAACCGCGTGTAATTCCGATGTCCGCAAAATCCGCTTGCACCGAGCTATTTATTGCGCTTGCGGTCCATGTCGCTTCGATGTCCACAACTTCCCGAATTTCTTGCGCAAGCAACGTGTCATTTAAACGATATGTTGCTTTTATGCTCGCATCGATTTGCGCAAGCAGCTTAGTAAGTCGCAACCTTTGATATTGCACTCGCGCCGGCCCGGTCGGATCCATCGCCGCAAGCTTCGCGACAATCTCTCTTTCCAAATCGTCAAGCAACACCACTACTTTGTCACGGGTACCCGCTTCCAAACGCAACAAATCAATTGCTCGCTCCATAAGCAAGTCAACCATTGCATCATTGGCGGATACGGCACCCGGCCGATCCGCTACATCACGCGGTAGGATCGGCGTTGCCATCTAAATTCATTCCTTTACCCGGCCCGGAATCGAGCGTGGGTGCCTGTGACGCAATGCGATCCTTTTCAACAGCAGGATCAAACGAATCCGAAAGCACATTGCGACGCTTCAACTCGTCCCAATATGTTTCGCGGGAAATATCTCCTGCGGTCGTCGCATTGGTAAGCCATTGAAGATCGGTGTTGGCACCGGCTTGAATACCAAAGTCCTCGTTAACTTGAACTTCGCCACCTGCATCGTCGTCCGTAGAAGCTATGCCCATGTATTCAGCCATGAAGCCAAGCGAGACTTCAAGCGCATCCCCAAGTGATCGGGCCATCATGGCAAGCGGGGCATTCTCTTTTGAATCGTCCCGCATTTCACCAGTTGCAGATTGCCCCGGTGTAGAAACCAACAACTGCAAGCCCATAGCCTGCATTTGGTTTTCGAGATTTTCCAAGTCCTTATCGCCGGCCGCGATAGCCGCGCCGGAATGTTCAACGTACAAAAGCTTTGCGTTGACATCGCTGCAGCGGATCATTCCGCCCGCGCCAATAACAAGCTTATCTTCACCACTGAATCCGGCACCGAATAGAATCGGCACCCGCGCGATGTGAAGAATATTGCGCTGATCGGACTGCGATTGCCAATGTGCAACGTTCAATTCCGCCAATTTTGCCAAGGGAGGCGAACCGGTCATAAAATTGGTTCTGTTCGCGTAAAACGGCGTTATCGTGATTTTGTTGAGACTTGTTTTTCCCTCACTGAATAACAACCACGTGTCAGTATCAGCCGTACTTGTTCCGCGACGAAATATCCGCCAACGACCCGGTTCCAACACCCGAATCTGTTCAACTTTCTTTTCGTTGAATTCGCCGTCCGGCTCGGAAACACATTCAAAAATTCGCACTTGCTTCAACACTTCCGCGCCGTCCATTGTGGTCGACTGCCAGCCGATAAGGCGTTCCATCGGCACATATATTAAATATGGCCGGATTTTTGCCGCCGCTTCATCCGCACGTGTTGCAGGTAAGCCGTCCGGACGCGTTACCGGAGGCGGCATATCTGTCAAAATGTATCCGACACCAGTAACCATCCCATCCGCGAACACATCATGAGCAAAAACGTTGATGTGACGGCCAGTAAGATCAATATTTTCGGCATATGCTGCAATTTGCGACGGTACATTGTCTTTCAGAACGATCGGTTTCGTGAACACCTTGCCCGTCATATCGGCAACGGTTTTCGCGAATGCGTTAAACAGCGTCGACCTGTGCAAACGGTTCGAATATCCGACAGCCGTCTCGGCTTCCTCCCGTGGTAAATACAATTCGCCAGCAAGTCGCATTGCCCGCGTACCGCCCATCAACGTACGCGGAGCCGCTGCATCGTCAACCATTGCTTTTTGTTCGTCGTTCGGTGTCGAAACGTCCATCACCGGAATTCCTCTACAATGACTGAATTACCGCGACGCACGTCCTCGACTGCGTAACGTACGGAATCAATCGTATGATTATCTTTATCAACAAGTTCGGACGTGATTTCATCCGTCTGCTTGTCAATTTTGTGCGAATATCGCGACAATTCTTTTTCAACGTGCGGACAAAGGGGATGCACCACGATATCGTACGACTGCAAGAATGTAATTCCAGATTCCAGCGAGCCCGGTCCTTTTATCGCTGGTTTCATTCGCGGGAACCCGTGCCGCTTCATATAGTCGATATTTTGCGGATCTGCGTTATCGGCAATAATCGGCAAATTACGCGCAATTGAACACCAGTTCGGATTGATTGCGTTTGCTGGACTCCAAGACGGATCGATTTTGTCGAAAAGCAATGCAGTACGATCTAAACCGCAATGCAAGTCCCAAGCCTCACGCCAAATATAGAGCGTGCGACCGATGATAAAACATACCACCAATACGGTAGGATCGGCTGAAAACCCCCAATCACATCCGGCGTAAAGTCGCGTTCCCGGCGGTGGTGCGTCAAACCATTCGGTACGCCAATTTTTGAAGACTCGCGCCTCGGAATGCTTTTCGTATCCACCTAACCAAACATGTTCGTACGTATCCCTATCGCGACGTTTATCAAACTCCATTTCATCAACGAGCGTCGTGTCACCGAACCATGGATTATCCATGTAGTTCGCTTGAACAACGATCGAATTGGGCGGAAGTTCGTCACCTCGCAATAATGCGTCAACCGGATCCTTTGCTTTTCGCGGATTCCATGAAAACCATAATTCGGAATTTCGAAAGCCCCCGCGTAGCAACGGCGTCCGCTTGCGTATTGTAGGTCGCAGTAAACGAAGTGATGTTTTCGAAAGCGTTTGCGCTTCCTCTACCCATCCACCGTCGTAACCTTCAAGCGACTTGATGGATTCCGCTGTATGGTTCTGCATACCCTGGAAAATTATAAGCCCCGGAGGCATGTATTTTCCGGTAGCAGCGTCAAAGCCGCCCGGCGTCCTGATTTCTGCTTTTTGGACGTCGAACAATGAACCGACACCAAGCGCTTGTATCTTCAATTCAATCGTTCGCTTCGCCGATTGAGCTAGTGACTTTTGCACTTCGCGAATACATACCCAATGCAATCCCGGTTGATATACAGCCGTAGTAACAAGCAGTTCGGCAAACGTATGAGACTTAGCCGAGCCACGGCCACCATATGCACCTTTATATCGGGCCGGTTCAAGCAGTGGCACAAACTTACGCGGAATACGCGGACTGATAATCCCGTCAAGCATTCGCGTCCGCTTTCGCAGGGTCGACAATCAACCACCGCACCTCTTTAACCGCGCCTATACCGGCCGATCCTTTATCGTCCCCGTCACCCGACTCCAATGCGATTTGAGCAAGAAGCCCGGCCGCTGCACCGACTGCGCCGCGATCACGTTCTTTCACATACAAACGATGCAATTCAACAAGCCGCACGTCTTTTGCACGGGTCGGCGCGGCATAAGGGCTCGCTAAAAAACTCGCGCGAACTGCAGCGAAAACCGCCAGTTCTTCATCAGTAAGAATCCCGCGCGCCGGATCGCACGACAGGTAATCAACCAAACTCAGTCTACTACCGGGCCACCTCAAATCAAACGCGGGGAAAACGTCCGTCTGCCCATCAAACTGCGCTAAGCGCCGAATGATAAAAAAGCGCTGTTCTTTCGATAGCGCCATGATGATCGCTCACATTTGCGCCCTCGATTCCGTGTAGATTATGAAGCGGGCGGGGAGGTGGAAACGAAAACGGGCCGCCACACAAGGACAGCCCGAAACGACTCACACTTATACCGATATCCGTTTGTAGTTGTTTACAGTCCCCAAGTCAAGCGTACTGTATACGACTGTTTGCGGTGTGATGTGCGGAGAGCGTATCTCACTTATAAATAAGGCAAATAAGGCGGCAAATAAGGCAACTAAGGCAAATGTGAAAATCGTTGCGGTTTAGTTCATGGTTATTTGGTCGCAGATAAAGTAATAATGAAGTAGAGATGTTGATTTATATAGTTTATTTTAATTATCACAAGTTGTTACAAAACAGAACGAAGCACGAATACAATAAACTTACGTGTTGACAGTACACTAATACATCACTATAGTTGACATTAGTTAAAAACGAGAAAGGAACACGGACATGAAACTCTTTATTCAACTTTGCGTCGTCGGACTTATCGGCTTCATTCTGTTCGACACACAATCCGCTATTGGATTGCAAATCACCTATCTAGTCGGATGGTTGATTGCGTGCATTCCTCGCAAAATATGGTTTGAATTACTCAATACTGTCCCATCATTCCTTTTTTGGACTCTGATGTTGAACGACTAAAGACGAAACAGCGGCCCGGCCGGACGCGGAAACGTCCAAACCGGGCCTAACCACTACAACGAGGAAAGGACTCGTCATCATGGCTACCGAAAAGCGTACATCAAAAATCCTACTGATCGCAACCGCCGTTGCAATCGCTGCAGTTGCCGCAACCTTCTCGCTTCAAGGGCTCGGCAAAATCTTCCCCGGATCCGTAGCCGGTGCCGCGCTGCTAGGTGCAGCCCTGGAAATTGCTAAGCTTGCCACCGCCTCTTGGATGTGCCGCAACTGGAAAGCCTCTACGCGGACGGCTAAAGTGTTTGCCGGCGCCCTGGTAACCATTGCAATGATCGTCAACGTGTGCGGCGTGTTCGGATATTTGTCGAGTGCACACATTGTGCACGATACCGACGTTGCCACATTCGGTCGCGATCGGCTCGCGACGCTTGATAGCGAAATCACCGCCACGAAATGGTCAATCGAAAACATCGACACACAATTGACGGCCCTCAACACTGCGACAACGGCCGCGGCCACAAAGGGACGTATAAACGCGGTCAAAGATTTTCAAGCTGGTAGCAAAAAGACACGCATCGAATTGACGGCCCAACGCACAACGGAAGCCGCCAAACTCGCCAAATTGGTTACCACCAAGACGACCGTTGAGAGCAAACGCAAGGAAATGGAGGCTGAAACCGGCCCGCTGCAATACCTCGCCAGCCTGTTCGGCACCGACGACATTGCCAAGACGGTGCGGGCATTTACTCTCGTCCTCGCGCTCTTGCCCGACCTGTTTGCGATCTTCCTGGTGATGGCCGCAGAAGCCGGACAGTCGACACGTAAGACCATCAAGCGCGCTACGAAAGCCAAGACCACACCAAAGCGAAAAGCCACGGCAAAAATCGTCAAACTCGCAACGGCTTAAATCAAAAACGGAATCGGGGGCGAAAGCCCCCCTATTTCGCAACTATCGTTTCATCGATGGATTGCACCATCGTCCGGCCTGCCGCCGTCGTTATCGTATTCGTCAATTCATAAGTTTGCCCGATCGTTCCGCCCAAAAGCCAAATAGTCGTCAACGTGTTCGTAAAAGAAGGCGCGGGCGTGGTCTGCGTAATACCGGTCGGCACAGTCCAATTTGACGTGGCGATAGTATCGCCAGCAAGCCGAGTCGTCCAATCCACAGCATAATCAAGCTTTTCGCCCGGATCCTTATTCGGCCAAGTAAGCGCCATTTGTCTACCTCATGTTATGAAAACAATACGAGCTTGAGCCGGAACTATCACAATCCGCGATTCACCTGCGACAATTGCGACCCGCGATTCAGCGGCAACGTGTGTAATCCTGTCAGGAGGTGGCGGCAATCCACCTGTGATCGTGATTTGCCATAGGCCGGCGCTCGCCACTGCACCCGCGCCCGTAAATTGAAAGATTTTCGGTGTGAAACTACCTGCGTTCGCGCTCGCTGGCACCGTAGCAAGCGGCACCGCTATTGCGCTAAGAAATGTCCCCGCGCTCGCGCTCGCGGCGGCACTGGCAAGCGATTTAATCGCCCCTGCCCCAATGCTCCCAGCCGCAGCAATCGCACCCGCGCCCGCAAGTGGTGATGTAATCGCGTTCGCAAACGTGCCCACGCCCGAACCCGCCGCAGCACCAGTTAAATTAACATTGGTGTTGCCGCCTACCGATACCGCGAAATTCCCGGCCGCAGCGGTCGCGCTCGCGCCCGTAAGCGGTTCTGTAATCGCCTTCGCAAAGCTTCCCGCGCTCGCAACTGCCGCCGCACCCGTAAGTGATTCTGTAATCGCATTGGCAAAGCTACCAGCATTCGCCACGGTGCCCGCACCAGCAAGAGGCACTGATATTGCATTTAGGAATGTCCCCGCGCTCGCGCTCGCGGCGGCACCGGCAAGTGGTGAAGTAATCGCGTTTGCAAACGTGCCCACACCCGAGCCCGCCGCAGCACCAGTAAGATTTACGACAAGCCCAGCCGTAACTACGAAATTGCCGGCACTTGCCGTCGCGGCCGCACCCGTAAGCGGCTCTATGATCGCGTTTGCAAACGTACCCGCACCCGAGGTCGCCGCGGCACCGGCAAGCGGTGAGGTAACCGCGTCGGCAAACGTGCCCGCCCCCGAACCTGCGCCTACTCCAAGCAACGAAACACCAGCAACCGGTGTAAACGTGCCCGCTCCCGAACTTGCGGCCGCACCCGTAAGCGGTTCTATAATCGCCTTCGCAAACGTACCCGCACCCGAGGTCGCCGCGGCACCGGCAAGCGGTGAGGTAACCGCGTCGGCAAACGTGCCCGCCCCCGAACTTGCGGCCGCACCCGTAAGAGGCACTATCGTAGTATTGGATATGCCTACTTTGTTCAAAAGTAACAATCCGAGGCGCGGTGCTTTACGACGGAGGTTTAATCCACCGCGCATAAATAGCGGCTGCATCAAAGGCGCGAAATTAATCGCACTTTGAATCAGTGGCCTAGCAACAAAATCAGCCGGAATCAGAAAACAATAAGGATCTAAATGCAATTGCAGCATTTCCGCTGCACTTAACGCACGCAACCAATTATAAACTAAAATATATTGATTATTTGAATTCTGCCCCGCCTTACGACCAATTGTCAGGTTTGCAGTAGCATCGGCAGTCGTACCGCCCATCGTGGCACTACTGCCGATGGACTTCCCATTAGCGTAATATGTTGCCGTTGTGCCGGTTAAAGCCCGTGTAAAACCATGATTAGCAATTTTGCCTACAGCAAATCCAGTCGTATATGTAGCAAGATCACTGACATTGCCGACAAACACACCGTTCTGATTTCCGGTGTTATCGAGCCACATACCGACTTCGGTACCGGCTCCTTTGACCACAACGTTATTGAAACCATTTGCTAAAAAAGTTATCGGAACAAAACGTGTGAATAATGTAAAATCACCGGCCGAATAATTAATATAATTCGGCACGTTCCAAAATTGAATACCGGTAGAATCATCGCCTATATGCAGACCAGATTCCGGCGCTCCCGCCCAATTGGTCGCAGTGCGACCGGACGCATTGAATGTCGCATGACCTTTGACATTACCGAGATTGACGAGACCGTAGTTTCCGGCCGGCCCAAAAATAAAACAATCTTGCAAACCACGCGCGAGCGGATGCGCCCAATTAACCCGCAATAATTTCGATAATTTCTTGGTCGTGGGCACGACTTAGCCGTTTAGATTATCGTCGTATGTATAGAAATTAACCGCATTGCCCGAAGCGTTGAGCGCAACACCGGTCTGATTATCAAGCTTTATTTGAAAGTCACCAGCCGGAAGAAGCACGTTGCGGGCGACCACGCGTTGAGCGGTCGTCGCCGTTGTGCCGATCGGAATAGCAATAAGAAGCTGCGACGTCGTTAATCGCAAATCAGCATCCGACTGCGCAGGAAAATTCGTAGTGTCAACGGATTCTAGAATATAGATGGCAACAAAAGCCCCTGCGGCTGGCGATAACGACGCAAGCACTATTTCAATATCGACATACTTGTCTAAATTCGTATGGTTTGTGATCGTCGACGACGCTGCCGACATGGTAGCATTAGCAAGGCTGTTGAGCCCTGTACCAAGAACGGCGCTACTACTCGGCGCATTCCATTTACCGAGATTAGCCATTGGTCGCTACCGTCCATGTGGTTCCATCCCAGGTCGACCCGTAATGAATCCATGGATTGAAATTCGTGATTTGTGTTTGGTAAGCGTTCCATTGCGTCTGCAAAAACGCCTCAATCTGCGCAAGTGTCGAAGTCGAAGGAACCCGCTGAGTTACTACGGTTTCGACAACGGATCCGTTTTGAAGCGCTGTGATATCGACCGCAAGCGCGCCAATCCAAGCCGATTTCGCGGTAGCGTTAGCATAGAACGATTGCCGCGCTGCAGGCACGTCCGCCCACATGACGAAACGATAGTTATTCGAATCAACCGGGTCTTGATCCAGAATAATGACTTTGAATCGCGCGGCCATTTAATTCATGGCCTCCACTTCCAATTCATGCACTTGCATGGTTTCGGCTGTTGAGCCTGATCGTGCCGCCTGAATCGAAAGAACACCGGCAATAGTTAGATCCGAAGTTACTACAGCAGGAGCCGAATCTGGTAATAGACAGGCGCTAGTCATTAAACCACCATTTAAGATGGCTTTACCTGTTGCTAAAAGACTTCCGGACGCTCCCTGAACGCGACTTACAATACGACAATCAATTTCCCAAGTTAGATTCGTTTTACTTGCTGTTAACGCTTGTGCGCTTGATGTTCCTAGTAATGTACCGGTAGCATCCGCGATTGTTGATCCCCAAAATAGACTCCACGAAAAATTACCCGGTGTTATCCCGGTCGTCATCCTACCAAAAGCCCTTATTCGCAATTTCTTTCCGGGTCGCGAAAAATAATTTGTACCCAAAACAGGAAAAAGCGCAACAGTATATAACGCCTTCATTGTTGCAGCCAACGTAATCGATGAACCATCAGTTATATTATGCGGCTCACGCAAGTCGACATAATAAAGTCCATCAGCCATAATATACCCCTATCGAATCGCGAACGGAATGTAGATATCTTCGTCAGGGTCTATATTAAGACCATACACTGAAAACACATAGTTTGCGATACCTTGACGAATCAAAGCATCCGCCTTTTTGTGAGTCAAACCGAATGAAACATTAATTTGTGTTCCATTCGACGGACCTTGGACAATACCTTGATCGAACGTTGCCCCATCCGTCAAAAAATACGCCACCTGTATTACAAACTGCGAGTTTGCGAAATCCGTTCGGCTATTGCCAATATCTGTAACAATGACTTTCGCGCCCATGACTTAGGTAATCCTGATTAGGCCCGTCGTGCCATCCTGAGTCGGAACCGTGAGCGTGAGCGTGCCGGCCGTAACCGACTGCGTGCCGCCGAAATCGTGCACGGAGACAGTACGCCCATTAAGGGGCACGGCCGCGGCACCGATTCGCGTTGAATTGTTGTAGATAATCGCGGCCGTGACTGAGAGCGTTGCGCCGGTCCACTGGATCGTCCCCGAGAACGATACCGCGGCGCTTGTGGTCGGATTGGTCGACACCGGCCCGACGTTTGTAAGCGCGCTACCGCCGCTCGCATAGGTGCCGCTCGCGGCAACCTCGTCCGTGCCGAGATTCGTAGCCGTAGGGGCACCGCTGCCCGGCGTACCGATGTTCGTTTGCGTACCATCAAAAGTCCGCGTAGGTGCCGACTTGACAAGCGCAATCTTAAAGGCGTCCGCAGTAAACGTCGTCGAATTTGCGCCCGGCGCGGCACCGCTCGCTTTTGAAAGCGTAACCTGCGTAGCCGAATCAACGCTCGCGACCACGGAACCGGCCGTAATATTCGTGCCAGTAACGGCCATTCCGACCGCGATACCGGCCGTACTCGCAAGCGCTGTCAACGTAAACGTGGCGTTACCCGACGTCGCCGTGATTACAACGGTTGTTGAAAAATTGTGTCCGGCTTGCAGAATTTCCGATTTAAGAGTGGTACAAATTGCGGTTGTTGCCACGATGCCCCCTTATACGGCTACGCCGATGTTGAGCCCGGCACCGCGGGCAATCCAATCCTTGACGTGTTTGCATTCCGGGTTGTGGTTCGCTGCGCTTATAAGCGCTGTACCATTGCCGACCATACCGTGTACGGCGAACCAATCGCGGTGCATATGCTGCCCAGCCGTCAACCACTTTGCGACGGAGGCGCGCACATAAGAGTCGACACGATCGGAAGTAAACCACGACGCGAAAGGTGACCGGACAATTGCGTCCCCGATTTCCGACACGGCGCTATTAAGAATTTCCGGATGCGCCTCCATCGATTCGGTAAGGTGTTCGGTCCCACGCGTCGCAATACCTGCGTGCTCGAAAGCAGCAAGTTCAGCAAACTTAGCTTCCATGATTTCGATGATACGATTTTCGAGTTTGCGCCCGTCAATCGCTTGCTGGCCGGTCGCATCGGCGCCGATCTGCACAATGTCAGTAGCGCACGCAATCGCAAGCTTCTCGCCAGAATGCTTACCGTTGTCAGTTACCAAAACGCCAAATTGCATTGTATTCCCCTACAACATGCGACCAATCCCGACGCGATCGAATTCCGCCGTGACACTTTCGAGCCAATGACGCACGTATCCACGCAACATGCGCGAATGCCCGTTATCGTCCCGAATGAATTCCGTGAAAGTGATAGCGTGTTGCTGTAACCGCTCGCATGCCAATTCGGTTAGTTTCGGCACATCGATCGTTACAGGTGCCAGCGCTCGCAACGAATCAGCGTATCGCGGATCCTTTGCGAGATCGTATTCAGTGTCGTTGACGTGATTCTGTACGATACGGTGACTTGCTCCACCGCCCAGCAATCGCGTTGCGTCCACCACTTCATTGAGACTGGATATCGACGGCCCAAGCACATGCAACACACATAGAACCACTTGACCCGACTTCACGTCGTCCAAGAAATGCGAATCACCCAAGGTTTTCAAAATCGGGGACAGAACACCGGCCCGAATGTCGACAACCGTTGGAAAGCTTGGCGATATTTCATCGAATACGCGCATTTGACCGCGCACCGATTGAAAATCAATAACCTCCGCATTAGGATAGAATTCCTTAAGATCACCTTTGGGGAATTCAGTATCGAAAATGCGCGCCTGTGCACCGCGAACCGTCAAGTAGTCGATAAGTGCCCGACAGACCGTCGTTTTCCCAACGCCGCCCTTGTCCGCCCCTACCAAAAATATCACAGGTTTCTCGGCCATGCCGTGCACAGTACAGGTTATTCGCGTACTGTCAACAGGTCGTCAAAGCACATCCGATCCTGCGTACCACTCGGTCAATCAAGCCGGATTTTCAGCTATCATTTTACTGACCGTTTCAACAATTTCTCGCCATTCCAATTCAGTAATATAAATCTGATATTCCCCGACATGCAGTGAAACACATGCAGCATGCGATTCGGGCATACCACCTACACCGTATCGACGCCAACCGGCTGCTGCTTTCCCTGTTATAAGAGGTCTGCGCGCACGACTTTTAATAATCATTGTTGTCATGATGTGTTCCCTTCGTTTCGATATACACACCATATACATTATTTGTAGACAGTCAACAATTATTTTCACTGTCTACAAATAATTTATTTCAAAAATAAAGCCCCTGCGATCATCCAAAACGCAGCCATGCTCATGACTTGCGTATATTTTTCACCTTTCACGTAAATAATAGCCACGGAAAAATTAAAAACTGCCCACAGGATACAAGACCAACCTATAACACTAAACATTTTTACATACCTCCATACATATTATTCGTAGACTGTCTACGAATAACTATTTCAACAATAAAGCCCCTGCAATTGCCCAAAAAGCGCTTATACTCATAAGTTGCCTATATATTTCATCATCGGCGATTATCCGGCACTTGACTTTATAATTGGTCACTGGCAATATCCTTCTGCGCAAGGGAGATTGCCATGGCTAAGCGACCGAAAGCCGTCCACCAACTCACCATCCCCCAATTCGAAGCCATGTTCCCGGATGAAGAAGCTTGTTGCGCCTATTTGGTTGCCCGTCGATGGCCGGACGGTGTCCGTTGCCCGCGTTGCGGCGCGGAGAACCCCCACAAGTTGCCCAATCGCCCGTGGTCGTGGCAATGCTACCAGTGCGCTCCAGAAACCAGCTACCGATTTTCCCATATTGCCGGGACTATTTTTGAGAACACAAATAAAGACTTGCGGGAGTGGTTCCGCGTCGTCCACATGATGCTGACCAGCAAGAAAGGCATTTCCGCTCTCCAGGTAAAGCGCGTCATGGGCTTCGGTTCCTACGAAACCGCATGGTCCATGTGTCACAAAATCCGCACTGCTTTGATTGAGGACTTGGATAAGCTCGGCGGCATTGTCGAGGTCGATGAAACCTACGTCGGCGGTAAGGACAAGAACCGTCATTGGGATAAGAAAAACCACGCCAGCGGACGCGGTGCCGCAAAGGACAAAACGCCCGTCGTCGGTGCGGTGAAGCGCAAGGGCAACGTCATCGCCCGCGTTGTCGATGGTGTGAGCCGAGCCGTTCTGGAGCAGTTCGTTAATGAGGCTGTATCCACTAAAGTCAGCCTGCTTTGCACCGACGATTTCAGAGGCTATAACCGACTGCGCTACCGCTTCCCGCACGCCTCCATCAATCACAGCGAAGGCAAGCACGTCATGCAGGGCGTTGTCGGTGCAATCCATACCCAAACGATTGAGGGCTTTTGGTCCCTCATTAAGCGCGGTTGCGTCGGAACTTTCCACAAGGTCAGCAAAAAGTATTTGCCGCTCTATGTCGCGGAATTTCAGTTCCGCTACAACAATCGCATGAATTATGACATTTTTGGAACGGCGATTGAGGGATGTTAAACAAATTTCGGGTTCCTGAAATAGTTCTTGGTATGCTATTCGCATCTGGATTTTGGGCTGGAATTCTTGGCTGGCAAGCATCAGACGCGCCTACCGAGCGACAAAAACAAGAATGTTACGACGCCGCCAAGAAAAGCGCCACCAAGGCAGAAGAGTGCAAAACCTTTTGGGAGAAAACGACGAGTGACCCCGTTTCTCTCTTCACCTTTATTCTCGCCTTGACTACGGGTGGCTTGTGGATTGCCACCATTGGACTGTATCTCGCGGGCGAAAAACAAATTGCTGTCGCAAATAAAACCGCCGATGCAGCCAAAGAGGCTGCTGTCGCCGCTGAAAAATCCGCCAACGCTCTGCCAATAATCGAAGGTGCCTACTTGTTTCCTGATATAATTATCGACCATGTCGCGGATAGCTTGTCCGCTTTTGAACAATCTCAGGTTAAAACCAATCGACTGATTATCGAATTTCAAGTTAAGAACTTCGGTCGAACTCCGGCACTCATTCAATCCGTCCATGCAAATTTGATCCATCCAGATTCTATAAATGGTAGAGCTTTTGATAACGATCATAGGAAAACGGTCAGAAAGACAATCCTCGGCAGTGGCGAACCAACAGAAAGACTGCAAACCGAGATAGCAGACTTTAGCCGAGAGGAAGCCGCTCACATTAAAAGCGGACAAAGCCAACTCTATTTCACAGGAAAGATATTTTATTTCGACATATGGGGACAGAGGTGGGCGCTTTTCTTCGATTGGGAGTTCAGCCCTAGCCAAGGCAAATTTATCCCCAATCATCGACCACGCGATAAGGCAGATTAGGAGAGCGCCACCCTGTCGGACGCGACCGTAGACGGTACGTCCTACATAAGTCAAGTGCCGGATAATCGCCTCATCATCCCCATGAATAAGAGCCGTGGAAAAATTAAAAAATGCCCACGCAATACAAAAATAACCTATGACCTTAAGCATTTTTTGCATACCTCCATTTTACACCGCGAGGCGTATTGCCACGGATCGCGGCAAAATGTCGCAATCCTGTCAACAAATAACCTGTAGCGCTTCCGTTGCGCCAACCCTCCGCACGTTCGGTCGCACGGATCCCTTGTTCGTTGAGCAATATTGCCGTAACGGCCGCGAGCGCTTCCGTACCGCGAAGGTCGGCATACCATTCCCGATACTTTGCCACTGCGTCGAGGCGCCCCACTGCGGCTCGCTCGGCACCATCGGGACATGGACATGCCGACGCAATACCCAAGGCCGGATCATGCGCCATACGCTGTCCCGCAATGGCATGGTAGCCCGCAGTAATATCATCGGCTGCGGTCTGTTCCCACACATTGAGCACGCCACGACGTTTCAACCGCGTTAACGGCGCCTCGGTCATTCGCGCCAGCATGCCCGCGCTCGGTGCCATGCGTGAACTCTCAACGACCTGCAGTTTTTTTCGAAACTTTTCTTTTTTGGTCACACGTACCGTCCGCCATATGATCGCGTGTAATGAAATCGAATCGATATCATCGGCAACGGTTGCAACCAGAAAAACCAATGGTTGTATTCATCCCAACCAAGAATAAAACCGATCGTCCATTGTCGCGGCAGAAATAAACCTTTGATTGATAGTTTGTTTGAATATCCCTTGCCGTCGCCAACGTTGCCGCGGTTCCAATAAAACCGATGCACAAATAAATCACTCATATCTTTCATGTCCCCTCACTCGGGTACTCGCCCGGTATCGATCATAACCGGTGGATGTTCCGTCCCCACAATCCAAAGTCTGACAGGTGCGCCGGCTGCAAGCGCAAGAATTTCCTCTTGTGTGGGAAACCAAACGGATGCCATTAAATGCATACCATCCGTTTCCTTGTCCAAGATCGCGAGAGTGCCACATGGCCCATCGCGTGTCTTGTCCCATCCATCCGGTGCACCGAGCACCCGCGTTGCGCCTTCGATACGTCCGGGATGCATTGTCACACCTTTACTTTTGGCGGCCATCCGAGCGGACCAATGTTTGATTTCACACCAAAGGCCGCTTCCACGCGTTCGATCGAAAACGTTTCAACCTTGATACCCATGTAACCGCGCCCGCGCCAATAATCCGCAATTTGAGCGGCCAGCACGCGCGCACCACGGCTTGTCATATAATCGTTTTGCTTGACCGGTGGCATTCTGGCTCCGCTTGTTTCAATGATTATTGTGCATGATGCGAATATACTGTCAACTGGATTCCACCTCACCCAATACCCGATATATATAAGCCCGCGTCACACCAAGCAAAAACGCAATGCGCCGCGGTTTAATTCCAGTTGAATGCAGAATAAGCACTTGTCGCGGAATATCACTTGTGCGACGTCGCTTGCGGCGCCGTTCAGGTCGGTGCTCGCGCAATAACATATATACGCGACCGGGCTTCAAGCCAACAGCCGTCGCAATTATGTCCACAGATTCCCCAGCGTCCGCCATACGCAAGATTGTTTCAAGTACGGTTGTCATTTGTCTAAATACTTTTCTCGCCCGGTCACAATACGATACGCCTTCACGCTCGCATCTTTACGGTGCATACCTTGCGCTTGAAATCGTTTCATCAATTCATCGAAACGCACAAGACTTGCCTTGATTTGACGCGCTTCTTTTTTGCGCATTGCTGGGTGCGGCCGAACGATACCCATAGCGCGGTGTTCCTTCGTTTCGATATGCACACCATACGCGCTATCTGTAGACAGTCAACACTTATTTTCACTGTCTACAGATTCTTTTTCATCCACCGCGGAAAACGTGGCGGACGTCTAAATTGCCCATCGACTATTGAACGTTCACACGCCATCAACCTGAATACATATCTCCATTGCATGGGACCAGCACCGCGTTTCTTAGTCCGCGCTATATACGCTACTCGAAAAGCAGCCGTCCATCCGAGAAAGTAGCGACGAATATAAATTTTCATGCTAAAAAGCCTCAGCAATCTCTTTCACCGGCGGCAACGGCACAACGATTGGACGCCCGTCCGACGTCACCTGAAGCGCTGATGATCGCGATGCACCATTTGGAACCATGAATGCCAACACCTCACCAATCTCCCCCGGTCGCATCCACCGTGCCTTTTCCGCAAACGATATCAATAGAGGCGGCACACTCTGCACATACAACGGCCCGTTACCCATAGCCTTAACCTGTGTAATCCCGTCAACCGTCCATACCTTGCTTATCGGCAACCATCCGCCCTCACGCTCGACACCAGTCTTATGCGAGGATAGCAGCGCGGCACCGCTCGGCATGTCCGAAAGCTTCGCGTCCGTCACCTCCCGCGGCCCGGATCGCATATCGTAATTACAATGCGGACATTCAACAATTATTTTGCGCACGGGTTCAAGACAAGCCGGGCAAAGCTTCGTCATAGGCGCATCGCATGCCCAGCACTTTACTGCCGCTGCAGCGTTCCGCTTACCACATTCATCACAAGCCGCGAGTCGCGCCTTACTTTCCATCGGGCGAATAAAATCAAGCGGCCCATGTTGGTCAATATTGCCGGCGAAATCGAGTACGGCACAATCTTCCTTGCCCGCCGCTGTACGCAATGCCCGGCCACAAATTTGAATATAAAGTCCCAAGGATTTAGTGCGGCGACGCATCACTAGAAGATCGACGGCGGGCACATTGAATCCGGTCGTAAGCGCAGCCAAGTTTACTAAGGCACGTAACCTCCCGGCCCGATATGCATCGATCGTAGCGGCGCGCTCGCGGGCCGGTGTGTCACCAAGCACAAGTCCGGTAGGGATGCGCCATTCATTCATACGTGAATACATCGCGCGGGCGGCTTTCGTTGATGCTTCGAATATCAACCATGCACGCCGATCCACTCCGTGATGGACCATTTGCGCAATATGATTGTCCATCAATTCAATCATTTGTGCGTCTTGCGATTCTCCGGTAAATTCCCCCTGCCGAGAGCGCAGTTTTGCTGGATCAATCTTGTCGTCGGCACCAATCGAAAAGGCTGGACACAAATAACCGTCACGGATCCCGTCAAGAATTCCATACCGATATACGACACGCTCGAATGGTGCGCCATCGCCCTCGATTAGACTACCACCTTGCAATCGGAACACAGTTCCCGAACCGCCTGGCATGCGAGGCGAACCCAGCGCACGATGCAAATCGCGATACATCCCATTTTCGTGATGACCAATCAAATGCGCTTCGTCGACGCACAGCATCGAAATCGGCCCAAAATTATGCGCGTATTTGTAGATCGATTGCACCGCCGCACTGATGATCGGTGCGCGCCACGTTCTTTCCGATAATGCCGCAGCGTTTACGCCGATGTGCATGCCCAGTATAAGATCGCGGCATGCTTTTGCGTTTTGTTCCACTAGCTCGCGAGTATGTGCGCCAATGATAACACGTCCACCACGCTCCACCTCACGCCGCGCCAATTCCGCGAACATGAGCGATTTACCGGAACCGACACACGCATCAACAAGCGGACGCATAACGCCTTGCCGAAACGCGGATTCTATCGCGTCCACAGCATCAATTTGATGGGGACGCAGAGTAATCATGTTTGTCTAAATGCGCCTGACACGAAAATAGGTCGCTCGGGTGCTTTCGGAACAGGAACCGGTACCAATCGACCACATAGCGGCGGATCAGGATCGTTCGTATCCCATACCAAACGACACGGCGCACAAGCCATTTGATCGGAAAATTGACGTGCTGCGCATTTATCATTCATGATTTATCTCTTTCTCCAAATTTGCGCAACGCGAACACCAACGTTCTTTAACATGCGTTGTCGTTCCCCAGGCTGAAAAAGGAATTGATGTGTGCATGATGCGATCACCACAAAGAGCAAAAGGTTCATCGGAAACCCGCAAATGATAATAAAACGTTCCGTAAATACCTTCGGCAACGTTAAATTGCGTTTTCATTGAATAAATCTCCCGGCCAAACCATCATTCCTAATTCACCAGCCACCACTTGCCGACACGTTTCGTGCGTTCCTTGCGCGACGATCTTTCCATTGACGTCAATCACCACCGAATAATAACCATCATGCGCTAGGTTAATTCGATATGGTCGGACAAACTTCATTGTCCATTCTGCATAGACCACCGATGCAAAATCGAAGGCAAATTGTCCGCAGTAATCGCGACTTCATCGGGTTTCACCTTCCACAGCGCTGCAGAAAGTTCAATCATTTCCCCGTAGGTAAGCGATTGCATCAGTTCGGAAATCTCGTTGAGCGGCTTGCGCTCGATATCCGATTCCAATTTCTTCAAGTCGACAACTTCCGGAGGTTCGCGTAAATGACGCGGCTTATATTGATCAAGTACGGTCATGCTGTCACCCGTGCCGTACTCAAGATTTTCAATGCAGCAATTGCCGCGTGAGTCTGTGCGATTGCGTCGTCGAGAGCGACATGTGGACGTCCGGTACGCTCCACAGTCACGCCCGCAAGATCGTATAGCGTGCGAGTATCCCGCACGGTCCAAAATTCCCACGGGCATGCGATTCCAAGCCGGCGGTAAAGTTCTTGCAACAGTGGCGCATCGAAGCCGGCGCCGTGGCACCAAATGAGCGCATCAGCCGGCGCGGCCCATTTCAGCCATGTGGTGAAATACTCCGCAACCGCGCGCACAGGATTTGGATTTTGTGTAGCTGCAGCCCATGACGCAGGGTCTTGTGTACCCCACCATGTGTGCGTTGCCGGCTCGACTTCCATACCAAGCGCAAGCTGTTCGTGGATATCGAGCACCGCAACGCAACTGGCAAGATCGTCAAACCGCACGAACGCAGCGGACAAAATCACAGCACCCGGTCGTACACCAAGTGTCTCGATATCAAGCATTATGTGGGTCGTCACGGTCGCCGCCCTCCACGCCACCGATAGCCTGCCCATACAACAAGGACACTAAACGCGACCACAATCGTTAATCCGATGTAGATTACTGTCATAACCCCAAAGTCCTTTCCACCTCACGTAAGATTAATCGCGGGTCACGCATCGGTTCTTTCAAAAGCAATACCGTGTCAAACCAATCACGAACTAAACGCAGAGTTTCGAAAGCCTCATTTTCCGCGTTTGCTAACGCGTTTTCCGCTTCGTCTCGTTGTTCGCGCGCTTCGTCGATATCACCTTGCCATTCTTCCCGGTCGCGCCGCTCACGGTCCAATTTACGTAAGAGTTCCCGCCGTCGCTCTTCACGTATCGTCATTTATTTTCGCCCATGCTTGAGTCATACGCATACTGTAGCGCGGCGATGTAGACTGTCAACGGCTATTTATTTTATTTTTCGGGCCACTTACAGTAGCCACAGTCGTCATCCGCGCGTGTCGGATCGCCCTCCTGAAAAAGCACGACAGATTTTCGGTTGAACGGAGTCCCGCCCCCATCAATCACCATCAGATTCACCAAGCGGTCGCCCCACACATAGGCGATCGTTGCCGCAAGCGGTCGGCGCTCACGGAATGCAAGCAAATCCTCTTCCTTGGTCGGCAGATAGTGAACAACTGCGCCGGTCGTTGGTGTAATAATCATGAATTTCCCTTTCCGGTGATGCGCCGACAAATATCGGTCACGTATTCAGACTCCTTTTCGACCAAGAGAGCCCGAAACCCTTCAAGCAGGCATGCGGCACCAGTCGTTCCCGAGCCCGCGAATGGATCGAACACAACGCCACCCGGCGGTGTAATGAGCCGGGCAAGCCATTGTAAGAGTGCTATCGGCTTCACGGTCGGGTGCTTGCTGCTAGCGCGATCAGTCTTAGACGCTTTGGCACTATAAAAAAAGCGTGCAGCGGATCCTGAATCGCCATGCGAAATCATAACAGAACCTGCAGCACGCGATTCCGCTCCAATTGACGCGCTACGAATAGCACCCTTCGCAGATGCTTTTTTGACTACGCTTCCAATAGGTGGCGCCTTACTGTTCGGAAATCCCGCAATCACTTCCGCGCTTCCATCCGTGATCACATTAGCCGGCCATCGGCCGTCTTTCGTCATGCCCGCAAATTCGACTTCCTGCCGGCCCATGTGCTCGCCGGTTGCGATTGCCGTTGCGCCAGGTTGCAGACGCTTGCTTGTGTAAGCGCGTGCTTCGCTTCCTTCGGTGTGAATTCGCGTCGCGTCAATATTCAGCGCACCTGTTCCCCATCGTAGTACATTCGCCGCAACGGTATCCTCGGATAACGGTTTACGCGCTAATACAATCGGTTCGAATGCGGGTTTAAGTGCTGTGCCGTGCCCATTCCATTCAATCGCGCTCGGGTGTCGCCATTCACCTTTGCGCATCAATGCACCGTCGCTTTCGTAATACCATTCGCCGTCGATACGTTGACATAGCGTAATTTCGAAATCCAAGGCTACGTCATGCGATTTCGGAAATCCTGAACCGTATATCCACATAAGCGAGTCGCGAATTTCAAAACCTGCATCCTCGATTGCGCATGCCATACGGTGATAACCGCGCGACGCCCCGAAAGCCGCAAGATGTCCACCGGGCTTAAGTACCCGCAACACTTGTGCCCACAATTCAGGCGTAAAGGCAATATCGCCACCGTCCCAAGCCTTCCCCATAAATCCGCGAGATTGGCGAGCAAAAGCGCCATCCGTTCCGTGTTGAGCGGGCGCAGCGTTCGGAGTGCCGAATCGCTTCACAACCGACGTAAGATGGTACGGTGAATCGGTCACAACGCTGTCTATGCAATTATCAGGAAGTGCCGCCATCGCGTCACGACAATCTGCGTGAAACAGCACGCAATCAGGCCCAAGCGTATATGTGCAATCACTCACAGCAAGCTACCCGAAATTTGTATTTACATGCGGCCGTTGCCGGATCGTCGGGAAACCCTTTCGCTAACGGCCATGCGGGAAAATCAGGATCGCATTTGAGCAAAATTGCAAATGCCGCTTCCATTGTCATCCATTCTTTCGCCCCGAGCGTCTTACCGGTCGGACGATGAACGATGCACCACGTATTTGCGCGTATCCATTTACGCTCGGAATGATACCAAAGCTTGGTCACAGCAAGAGGGCATGACGCAGACGGTGTAAATCCATCCACCTCATGCTGGTGACAACCATCGGCACGCATCAATACGCGAACAGAAATCATGTTGCTGTCACCGTTTTTATCAACTGTTTAGCCCGCACTTTGCTCACATTCAGCCCGTAAAGTGGCGAAGCAAGCCGTGCTGCGATCATATCGAGCGCGACGCGCCGGCCGTGACGATTTTGCTTGGCACAATACGCACCATATTCGACCTGATGCGCAAGCAATTCCTCTACACCACGAAATTCAACATCCGAGCAATAGTTACGCCACCAATTAAAAGGGGTGTCGGCTTGGCGCGTACAATGAACGTTTTCATGCGCAAGCAGTTCGTCACCGATCGCAATTGATTTTGGATTATAGATGACGTCGCCGAATGCGTAAATCACCGGCTTGTTGTAGACATTAAAAGTTGCATCGATAAGCCCGAAATTTGGCGGGTAATCAAATATTATTTGCCGTTTCACTTTCATAACTCCGATTTTAGCGATGATGTGGAATGCGGAACAGATGACCAAAACCGCTTTCGCTACCCGGACAAGAGGGCTTGCGCCACATCATCGCTAAAATAGTTGCTGCAACACCAAGTTTCCCAACCCAAACCCGAGAGACACGACTCCTATTGCAGCAAGCACAAGCAAGAGTCGCAGTTCGTCCGTATCAAGCCACACAGTATTGTCAACGCTTTTCAAACACAGGCAACAAATCTTTGCACGCGTCCATGTACCACCATACCGCAGACTCCGTGTTGTAGACGGTGAAATGATTTATCACCACCGGTCGCGCATTTTCCACGGCGTCCGCCCATGGTTTTAGTATTGGCTTCATGAAAATGTCGCGCTCGGTGCGCAACATCCGAATATCGTACTCTTTCACAATCGACCAAACGCTATCGGGTAAGGTCGCAGGCAAACCGGCCGCGATAAATATCGCACTGTCAATACGTCGCTGCAAATTGCGGTAAGCTTGTCGCAAATCGTTTCCAAAAGGTCGCGCAAATTCCATCAACGCTTCGATTTTCGGCGTCACATCGTCACCAATATATGCCTCATGTGCGTCATGAAGTAAGAAAACAGCCGCGGTGAGCCGATTGTTAGTGTTGTGCAATATCGCACGAGCACCCTCAACACAGTGTTGAGCAACGCTATATGGTTCGGCCGTGTGGCCGCCAAACCGGAGAATTCTCCCGAGCACTGTACTGATGATAGAAAAATCAACATCCTCCGCGCGAGGATTCAAAAGATCGAACGCATTTCCGTTGATTGTTTGAATCCAAGTCATGTCACTTTTTCCCAATCAAAAAACGTCGTGATCCGCTTTGATACAGTGCCGTCCTGCTTGAACAAATATACAAAAAGGTTTGGTCTGGCATTACGGTATGCATTGGGAAAAATGCTCTCAACAATACCGACACGGGTACCGTTTTTCACCTTGTCACCGATCTTGATACCGTATTTCTCGGTGCTGCGTTCAATGTAGAGTGCGTCACGATCACGCTCGGCTTGCGCCAGTTCAGCGCGCAAACGCGTAACAGTTGCTTCCGCCTCGTTGATGTCTCGCTCAATAGCATCCATGATGTAGACTATCCTTTCGTTTCGCGTACTGTCAACGCATTTTCGTAAAGAGGGTTCGTTTTCCACGTCGTGCCAGTAGCCGCGATAATCGCTCGACGGGCGGCCTCCGCAATCCCGGTCATTTGCGACGCCGCGCACACATCGCACTCTATACGGCCGGCAGCTACCGCCTCAACATAGAGTGCGAACGTCAAGAGAGGATCCACACTTTCCCATTGCCGAACACGATCGAATCTTGCCAGCACGTTCATTGTCCTATTCCCTCTTTTCGCATATCTGCAAGCAAGTCGCGAATTTCGTTTAATTCAGCGCGAGCGCGAAGGGTTGCATCTGTGTATAATTTCGCCTCGAAAAGTGCTTCTGCACGCTGCAAAATGTAAAAAGATCGCACAAGTAGACCGCGGTGCGTGTCACTCATTTCATTCCCAATCATCGAATTTATGTGTTCCCTGTTTGCGTGAGGTGTCCGTCGGGAGTCAGGCACCGTGCGTAGCAAACGGGCCAGCAAGTAAGCCGGTACGTGGTCCGCGACGCACCGACACGTAATAGTCGCGAGGCTCGGCGAACAGGTCGGCGGGGCGCATTAGGGCGATTCCCTTCGTTTCCGTCAGGCACCCGCTAAAAGTCAAGTTCAATTGGCGTATTCCGCTGGATAAAAACGCAGTGCCCAATAACCATCAGGACGTTTTATCCATTTACCAAATTCAATACTACGTCCTTTATTATTCTCGACTTCGATAAATCGACCGCTTTCTGGTCCGGGACCATCATCGAAAACAATGTCGATATATTTGGGTGTGAAACAGCCTTTACCTTTGCATTCCTGACATTGACCGATATCAGTTTCAAAATAAGGATCGTCAGTCTGTGGATCGTGACGAATTAAACGGCCGTCTACACAACGAGTAGTCATATTCTGTCCTCTTCTATAAGTCTTTCGTTTCGATATCCACACCATACGCCCTTTTAATGTACTGTCAACGTTTATTTTGCACTATCTACGTTCTGAGTGTTCCAGTCTATGTTCTATAGTTAAATCATTGTTTCTATTAATATATTCTTCTTTTTAGAACAAAGAGAACATAGAACATAGAGATATAAAAGTTTAGTCGACAATTGAAAGTGGATGTTAATGTAATTTACATTTACATTATGTCTACCAACTGTTAGTATAGTATACACTTATTACCACAACCTACCGCTCTCCAGGACTGCTTATGGCGAAGTCTGTATTCTATGTTCTACGTTCTACCGAAAAAGTTAACCTGTTGAAATCATTGGATAATTCCTAGAACGCAGCGAATCTTGACAATCCACCAACTCCATGTACTGTATACAAATGAAAAATTTAGATCAAATCGTATGCGATTATCCCGCTCTAACAGCGCTCGGGTTTGACAATCTATGGCGAAATGGGTTCAACAAATCCCGCGCCGAATTGGCAAAAAGTACCAAAATGTTCGACCGTGCGGTGGAATGGTTGGAAACAATTCCGAGGCGTAAGAGCCCGAATTATGTTGAAGGCAACAGCTACGTCTTGAAACAACACGCTTCCAAAGAAAAAGGTTATATAAGCAATGGTGCGATGATCGCCGCAGCGCTCGCGCTAGGGTTTACCATCCAGTATGTCGGGCCAGATAGCCCTAATGTATATATTTCAGTGGCCAGTCGAAAAAAGTGGATCAATAGCAAAAATAAATGTTGACACACTGTCAACGATTAGCGTACTGTGCACATATTGAAACGAGAGCACAGAAACATGACAACGACTTGTCAAATATGCGGACGCGCCATTAAATCCAAAAACGGATTGATCGCGCACCACGGTTACAAGCGCCCCGGTCAAGGCTGGCAAACATCATCTTGCTTTGGTGCACGGTTCCGGCCGTATGAGGTGGCTTGCGATGCGTTGCCGATCGCCATTGAGCGCGCCGAAAAGTGGAAAGCAGATAAGGAAGATCGGCTTGCAGATTGGCTCACAAACCCGCCTGATACGATTTTGTTTCAGCCGCAACGGCATGGTTATCCTAGTGGTGAACCTATTGTCATGAATCGTCCGATCGATTACGACACGCACAATAATAGGTGCTGGACTCCGCGCACCTATGACGCGGAATTCAAATCACTACGTAATCGCTGGACGGCTGATATCAAAAATTGCGAAATTGATTTGGAGTTCATGCATAAACGGGTACAGAATTGGAAAGGAATCTAAATGTGACGAAGCTGCGGGGGAGTAAGAGACAATGATACAGTTTGAAAACATTCCGCCTAAATTCCTGGAAATGCACCGCAAACAAATCATGGGTCAAATGATACCAGATGGAACATTCCGGATACATCCCCGTGAACCGCTTGGTGCAATTGACGATTTGAACCTTGATGCGACCGTTAAGCTAGTGGAATTACAAGCAATTAATGGGATTATCAAACCATTGTCTGATAGCATCGCAACGATTTTAGATTGGGAAAATAGGCATAAAAATACTACGCTCGAAGAGTTTGATTGGCTACCATTCAAGTAACACGCTGATGGCCTCGTGCCGTCGTCTTTCGATCCAATCCCGACCTTGTGGTTGTTCAACGATCGGACCATCGGCACCACACGCGACGAACCGCAAAATGGGCAATTTTTAAGACTTGATCCGAATCGGCGTTCGCATTCATCGCTCGGCATGATATGGTTATGGTCGATTACCATGGCTAATCGTCACCCTTGGTAAGTTGTTGTTGTCCGTTCCGACCATGTATCTCACGCCGTCGCGTTCGATCCATCCTGGAATCCCTATAAGACCGCGTACCCATACTCGGCTTTTTTTGCCTCCGATGTATGCATTTTCTTGCCGGAATCCAAGACTTTTCATGATAGCGCTACGTCCCTCTTTGGATCCGCGCCAGCCCGCAAGCTTGGATAAATTTGCAAGATCGGCTGCGGTCACGTATGAGAGAGCGGCTGTAAACTGCGTTGCTCCGAACCAATCGGCAAGTAGAACCTCCACATCCGATTCGACGCGTGCCGCCTCTTGGCGTTCCGCTGCGTCGCCCCACACCGATCGCGGGAGCGCGAACGTAGCGCCGGCTGCTTCTGCCACACACGCCTCTGCGATTAATTGCCCGATATTGGCACGCAGCCATGTCAAATCGATTTCTTGAGGTACGTGCACGGGGAGGAACCGGCGATTGCCGGTCGGATCGATAAGCGGTGTGTCGTCGTTGGTGGTGCCGATGAAAATGTTACGCCGCTGCCGCTCGGATACCGATCGGGCATATGCGGTACGGCCCGCGTCGAACCGGCGCGAGATCATCGCCTTGACGTGTGCCGGATTCGCGCTCCCGCGCATTCCCATTTCGGAAATCTCTACTACCAGCTTGCCAGCGAGTGACAACACCAACTCTTTCGAGGCATCCCCGAGCAAGATAGAATCGCTAAACCAGCCCGGTTGCAGCGCAAGAATTGCCGCTAATGTCGATTTACCCGAACCCTGGAAACCGTAAAGCACGGCCATTGTGTCATGCTGGCAACCTGGTTGCCGAGCGCGGCGAACCATGCCGCCGATTATATTTTTGCCGACCGATTGATGATACGGATCGCACGGAACGCCGCATACTTGGGTTAACCAGATTGCAAGCCGGTATTGTCCATCCCATGTCGTTTGCAGCGTCGCGAGCGCGTCAACTACCGGGTCGACTGTGTTTATATGCGCGAGCGCAAGCAGCGATTCCCAAAAAAATTCTTTTGATGGGCGAAATCTCGTATGCGTCCTATTGCCACGGGTGCGAAGTTTTGCAACTACCGTGTCGTCAATGTATGTCCAAGTGCGCCATTCACCACCAAATATCTCGGCACGTTCAAGCCATGCGTTCCACCTTATTTCGAGTCCTAGAATTTCAAGGAAGATTGCAACATTGTCGGAATTGTCGTTTTCAGGAAAGCCTTTTCCGTCCAAAAGCCACGCAGCGAGCGGCACGAAGGCTCGTAACGATTCCTCCGCTATGCGTGCCGCAGCAAGTTTGATCTTGGCACCGTTGAGAGTACATCCGAGCGCGTGCACACGACGTAAGACGGCCGCGCACGTATCTTCATGAACGCATTGCAGAACGCCGAGTGCATTGATGCATTTGATTTGTTTGAATGTTTTAGGCGTTTCCGCCATCGCGATTATGCGGTCAATCACGTCCAGTAGTGGACTATAGAGCCCATGACCAGAGGCGGATTCAGGTAATGTCGGATAATCAATCGCGGTCGGGCGCATCGGTGAATCGGCGGTAGCTGTCAAAAATTCTTGCAATATTGGGGCACCGATGCGTGCAAGTTCCGCCTGCCCTTCGAGCATTGGAACGCCCGAACCGCCGGCTGGACCGGGCGTGCCCGGTGGCAACTGCAAAGTTGCGCCGGCATTGGCCGCAATCGATGCTACCTGCCCAACACCGTCAAACATAATGTTTGCAGGCTTGCGAACCGTGCCCTTCCACCCGAGCCGGTGTGCGCGATCCATGATAGTGTTAAGCGTTTGAACTCCCGGTGTCGGCTCACTGGCGAACGATCGCCACTTGGTCGCCTCGACGTCGCTTGTCACGGTGCTGTCATGCGCTAGTGACCAAAGAGCGAGTCCAGCGTCACCGAATTCCAGTTTCAACGCCATCCCCACGCCGACCCAATCCTCGTAGGATGCGAAGGCGGTACGTTCGGCAAGCCATGTTATCAGTGCAGCAACGTCGGCAATGTCTCGGGTGCCGAGCACACCTTGCATGGCCACGTGTGCGACGCGGGTACAATGTGCAATGAGCGCAGCCGGCGCCGGATGTGGCGGAAGATCGCTTAAAAGCAGATATGGTCCGGACGCCTCGCCTTTGGGTGTGCCCTCATAATAACTCCCTGCAGCGACTACGAAACCATTGCCAGCGCGGATATTTATTAGCTTTTTTACTGCATCAGGTTGACGCAAGGTGCGCGCATCGACGTCGACCGGCACCGCGAATATATCATGCCAACCACCGCGTGCCGATTGAACATGAGGTGTAGCGTTCGGTGAAACTCCCCATTCCGCAAATAGTTCACATCGGGCCGCCCATGCGGCGTCGCGATCATCTTTTGCGTCCGTGTCGACGATGATCCACTGCGACGGCCCGGCAACGACCCCCCAATTGCAACCTGGATGCGTTGCCGCCCAATAGTCCCATTGCGCAGGATCCGTTGAAAAATCGTGGGCGAACGATTTGACGATACCGATTGGATTTTTTTGACCGGCGGGAATCGGAAAAAGTGCAGCACCATGGGCACGATAGTAATCGAGCGGAGATAATGTAACGGTCACGCTGCAAGCCTGCCGATCAAAATCCGAACGTCAGGCGACGACATGGTTGCGAAGTTCCTACAGTGGGCGCACAACATGCCCTGACGTTCGCAGACTGTCAATCAAGATTGTGTACTGTGCACTTTCGCACTATAGCTAGCGCGCGGGGGCGCGCGGGGGCGCGCATGCCGCTATTGGTAGATTATTTGTTTGGCCGCCAATTTGCGCCTTCTTTTAGAATCTGCGCTAGCATTTGCTCACGGAATCGGTTCTCTTGCTCTCCGATATCGATTCCGTGATCTGCCAATTTGCGGATTGAGCCCGTCAAAGCGCGACCGTGCGCAAGGCTCATGTGTCCGGAATGTCCGGGCATCCAATCGCCGATTTTTTTATTTGGTCGACTTCCGCTGCCGTCCGGTGCTGTGTAAATGGCATGCAATGTCACATCGCCTTTTTTGTACACCAGCACTTGAAATCCCGGCTGTAATCCGTCGTTGAGCGTTACACGATTGTCCTTGGTTTTCATCTTTCCGTTTTGTAAGTCGGAAAGCGTCCGCTTGATCATTTCATCGGTGAGAACGATGGGACTCCTTGTCTGTCGCTTGATCGCAACTTTACGTCGTAGATTTTTCACTGTCTGTGCTCCGATTGTTTTATTCACCATCCTTTTTATTTTTGTTGTTTTTGTGTTGACAGTACGCGACTCTAATGATTGTATCGTGGTGTACGTACCAACAACAACAGGACGGGATAATATGTCGTTCAAATTTACTGTCAAGCAAAACCCTTGCTTGGAAATCGAATTCGAGACAGGGACACCGGAAGAAGGGCTTGCGATTCTCACCGACAAGGGTTCGATCATTAGCGAAATTTACGCCAGCTTCGCCAACGATTCGAACGATTCAGCGGACGTCGAGATTGCAACCGGTGGCGAACCGGCATCAAAGGGAAAACGTGGTCGCAAATCGAACGCGGAAAAGGCCGCTCTTGCTGCCGCCGCTGCCAATGCCGCCGCTCCCAACCCGATCCCGGTGCCGGGTACCATCCCACAGCCTCCCCTCGATACCACCGAAAATGGGGGCGGCGTCCCCGGCTTTTTGCAGCGGCAACCCGGCATTGCAC